CATCGACTTCCGCATGCCCGACTGCGCCCCCGTGCTGCTCTTCACCAACTCGTTTGGCTGCGATGAGCTCTTCTACTGTACCGGCCTGGCCACGAAAGCCCCCACCTTCAAGCGCGACTCCGCCTATATTGGCGGCCTGAAGAAGAACTACCGCATCCAGGAGACCCGCACCTTCAAGGCCGACACCGGTCCGCTGAACGAGGACATGGCCGACTGGTTCGGTGAGGTGATGCGCTCGCCCTACGTACGCCTGGTGACGTTCAAGAACGGCCGTCCCAACATAGGGCGCGAGATCGTCATCGACGACAGCAAGACCGAGCAGACCAATGCCCTCGACGAGATACCCCGCTTCACCTTCAGCTACGAGTATGCGCAGCACAACCATAACGTGGTGGAGCTGGAGCGCGAGGGCCGAATCTTCGACAACACCTTCGACTATACCTTTAATTAGCAGTTAAACAATGACAGCAGCGAAGAAGCAGAAAGCCATCCATTTCAGCGAGATGCAGCGATACCTGGACCTCGCCTATCAGCACAGACAGACGGTGAACATCAAAGCTTTCCGCAGTGACGGCCATAGGGTGGAGTACCGCGGATGGCTCGTCCATCACCAGTATTGGAAGGGCGGCTACATGCGCATCATCAATCCCATGAGCCACCAGATGCGTCTGCTGCCCGAAATATTCATCTATGAAGTTAACGGAATGAAAATATATCTATGAGCAATAACGACTTAGAACTTGTGAAGACCGGGCAGAGCGGCAGCGTGCAGCACTTCCGCATCATCCCCCAGGGCGTGGCCAGTGCCAGAGCCTTCAACTCCATCTCCGAGGAGTACGGAGGCGACAGCAGCGACGTGTTCGACGAGGACGACGGCACGGTGAACGTCCGCCCGCTGACCATCAACGGCCGTGGCTATCAGTATGTGCCCTTCGGCGTGGACGACATGCTGCCCCATCAGCTGCGCAAGGCCGTGTTGGGGAACATGATTACCGCTCAGTGCCAGCAGTTCAACACCATCTGCTGCTACGGTCAGGGGCTGCGTTTCGTCGATAGGAAAGAGAAGAAAGATGTCGATATTCCAGAAATTACCGATTTCTGCCTTCACAACTCGCTGCAGGAATGCTTTGCCGAGCAGTGCACCGACATGCAGATGTACAACTTCAGCGTGACCTGCATCATCCTCTCTCGCGACGGCAGCCGTATTGTCAACGTGCGGCATAAGGAAGCCTGCTATTGCCGCTTCGAGTATGCGCCATCGACAAAATCGGGAAAAATAGAGCACGTCTTCTTTGGTGACTTCCGCATCGGGCACTTCAACGAGAAGCGCATCGAGGCCATTCCCCTGCTTGACTACTGGGATCCGCTTGGCGACTTAGAGATACGCATGGGCAAGCAGCCCGACCCCGCCACCGGCCTTGTCCACAACAAGCCCACCAGCGACCGAAAGTTCGCCATCCTCTCACGGATGGCCACCCCCGGATACCAATACTATCCCGTGCCCTACTATTCGAGCATCTTCAAGGACTCATGGTATGACATCTACCGGCTGATAGGCATCGGCAAGCGTTTTATGATTAAGAACACCTCTGCGCCGCGCGTACAGATAGAGGTGCATGAAGAGTACTGGGACAACGTGTGCGACAACGAGCATATCGAGGACGAGGCCGACCGCCAGCAGCGCAAGGAGCAGGAGAAGCAGAACATCATCGACTTTGTTTGCGGTGTAGAGAATGCAGGCAAGGCCCTCGTTACCGGCTACTACATCGACCCCAACGGCAAGGAGAACCGCATGGTGCGCATCATCAACCTCAATGACCCGAGCAAGAAGGAGGGCGGCAACTGGAGCGACGACATGCAGGAGGCCGCCAACGCCCTCTGCTTTGCCTACGGCGTGCACCCCAACCTGGTGGGAGCCACGCCCGGCAAGAGCCAGATGAACAACTCAGGCTCCGACAAGCGTGAGCTCTTCACCTTGAAGCAGGCACTCGAAAAACCCTACCACGACGTGATGACCAAGCCCTACCATGTCATCCTGCATTATAACGGCTGGTCAGAACGGTGCACTGTCGATGTGCCAATGCTCATGCTCACCACCCTCGACGAGAACAAGGATGCCAAGAAAGTCAGTGGAAACTCAAACTCAAACGACAATGGAGATAACAATAACCAAGAGTGATTTTGAACAGGCGCTGCCCGTTGGCGCGGCTGCCAACGACAGCGTGTATGAGAGCGTGAAGCCCGCCATCGGACGGCAACTGGCTTTCAGCAACGACGCTCTTCTCGGCGTGGCCGGTATGACCTATATAGAGGAGAGAGGCGAGGACTCCACGCTCATGAAGTGGTATAAGCAGCTCGTCTGCCTGTCTGCCTTTCTGAGTGTGCTGCGCCAGCTCGACCTCGTGCTCACCCCCACCGGCTTCGGCGTGGTGAGCAACGACAACCTCGCGCCGGCAAGCAAGCAGCGCGTCGATGCCCTGGAGGGACAGCTGCGCACCCAGTACTGGAAGACGCTGGCCATGACACTCAACGGGCTGCGGAGCGAGAACTGGGGAGCCACGGAGCAGGCCCGCCACTTCATCAACCACCTCTATGATGAATACACCTACTTCTTCGAGACCCACCGCAACGGCACCTATATCGACTGGAACAGCTACCAGAATACCGTCGAGGAAGCCGAGGAGATGCTGCGCACGAAGATGGGCGACCGGCAGATGGACGACATCCTCGATGCCTTCCGCCGGTCAGACCCCAACAGGCTGGAGCTCTACCGCGAGGTCATCGCCTGCATCATCCGGTTTACCGACACCTGGGCGGTGAAAGGCGTGGCCACGCTCAAACAGCCAGTGTATCGCCGCCTGATGCGCATCATCGACAGCGAGGAGGGCAAAGAAACATTCAAACTCTACCGCGAGAGTATCGCCTATAAAGCCAACCATCATGAAACGTTCAAGAATACTAAAGACAGCGCAGGCTACGTCTTCAACGGATGAGAAGAGCCGCACGGTGAACATCAGCTTCACCGCTCCCACATCGTGGCGGGAGCTGAGCCAGGAGCAGCTGCTGACCGTCTTCGACCTCATGGCCATCGAGCAGGAGCCGACGGCGGTGAAGACCTACATGCTCATCTACTTCTGCGGCTTGCATGTCATCCGACACACCCGCTTCGGCTGGAAGTTCTGGACGATGGTTGACGGCAGGAAGCGCGTCGTATACCTCACCACCTCGGAGATACAGGGATTCACCCGGCAATTTGACTTCATCGACCAAGTGGAGGACATGGACTGTAGGTTGGATGCAGTCTGTGGCCTCCATGCGGCCGACCCCCTGCTGCAGCAAGGGGTGAACTTCAACGAGTATCTTCACGCAGAGAAATACTATCAGATCTTCGTGGAAACACAGAACATGGAATATATCGACAACCTTGCCCAGTGGCTCTACCACGACAGCCACGGCCGTGCTGCCGGTTACGGTGATGCCGTCGACGACAAAGGGCGTACGATAGAGGACGTAACCCTCACCCCAGGCGAGCGTGTAGGCACCCTGCTGTGGTTCGTACACGTGAAGCGGGTCATGGCCAGAGCCTTTCCCCACTTCTTCAAAAGAAC